CTGTATCTAGTTCAGTTATGACATATACAAAGCCATGATATTCTTCTGGGGTTTCGGTGTATTCTACGTCTTTATAGTACCAATTCATTCCCACTCTTCTTCACCTGTGTCGTCTACGATAAAATGTCCTTCAGATATATTTATCTCTTCGAACATTTCTTCTCCACAGGCAGGACAGAATGCTATTGTTTGATCTTCATCATCAAACTTAACTTGAAATTTAGCTTTACAAGACCAACATTCGTTCATAGTGACATCCCTGAAACAGCAGCTGATAGGAAATAATCTTTGAGTTGTTGAAACCCTCCAATCGGTCTATCATCAATCACCACAACAGGGAAAGATCTTGCAGTAGGAAACCGTTCCATTAGTTGCTCTCTTGTAATATCTCGACCAACAACTGTTTCCTTATATTCGTGCTTTCGATTTTCTAAGAATCCTTTTGCACTTTCACAATAGACACATGGTGGTTCGTGTCTAGTAATTAATTCTATTTTCATTATAGGCTCATTCCTTTCAGCATTTCATTATCCATATCTTGTTTCACGCCACCAATAACATATGAACTAATTTCAGTTTCCTGAGGTGCAACTTGTACATTACCACCACCAATCCATTTTTCTGTCCATGGCAATGGGTTTGCCTGTGGTGTAGAATATGGTGAGGTGATACCAAGTGCTTTCATACGTTTGGCTGCAATCCATTCGATATAGCTATATAGGAGATTAGCATTAAGGCCAATCATAGAACCATCTTTAAACAGATAGTCGGCCCATACTTTCTCTTGATCTACAGCATCAACAAACATCTTAGTTACTTGTGGTTCCATTTCCTCTTTAATTGCTGCAAAGTCAGGATCTTCTTTAGGTAAAGTTTTAAGAATAGTTTGACTTGCTGCTAAGTGAGTATTCTCATCCCTTGCAATAAACTTAATAATCTTAGCATTACCTTCCATGCGTTTAAGTTCAGCAAACGCCCAAGAACAAGCAAAGGATACATAGAACCTAACACCTTCCAATACATTAATTGAATTAAGCGCCATCCATAGTTTACGTTTCATTTCTAATTTATCAATCTGAAACTTGTCACCGTTTACAGTATGAATGCCTTCACCTAATAGAGACCACCATTTACAATAGTCAATACACTCATCATAGTACTTAGAAATATCCTTTGCACAATCAGCAATTTCATTAATATCCAGCATCTTATCAAATACAATAGATGGATTAGGATATACGTTACGAATGATATGTGTATATGAACGGCTATGGATTGTTTCCATAAAAGCCCAAGTCTGTACTAATGGCTCGATCTCTGGAAGAGATGCAATAGGCATTAATGTTTCAGTTGGACCACGGCCTTGGACAGAATCCAATAGGATCTGACGTTTAAGATTAGATGTAAAGATATGCTTTTCATGCACTGTAAGATTTGCAAAGTCACTACGGTCTTTAGATACATCCACTTCTTCTGGACGCCAAAAGAATCCTAGCATCTTATCTGTAATCTTATCCAATTGTGGATACTTTAACATGTCATATCGTGCAACATCTACGTTTTCATCGAAAAACATCTGCGACTCTATATGGGATTTAGTTTTTTGTTTGAATACTGACATTTGATTTCCTTTCTAAATAACACAACTGTCGCAATTTTCGTCGTCTTCGAATTCGCTTGGTAGATCTACATGAGCATCTGTCATTTCACCTGATCCATCATATGTGTTGTTATAATATAATTGCTTTCCACCGTACTTATAGAACGTCACTAGATCCGTAATCATCTGAGACATAGGTACTTTATTGTCTTCAAATTTTTCAGGATTATATGACGTATTGACTGAAATACCTTGATCTATATATTTCTGTAAAACAGCCATGATCTGGAGATAACCCGATGGATTAGGTTGATCCCATAACAGATCGTATTTATTCTTTAAGTGATGATAGCCAGGTACTACCTGAGCCATTACACCATCTTTAGATTGTTTATATGATACCAAAGCACGAGGTGGTTCAATACCATTAGTTGAATTAGATATCTGAGCTGAAGTTTCAGCTGGCATTAAAGCCATCAGAGTAGAGTTACGTATGCCATATTGAAGCGCTTTCTTTTTAAGTGACTTCCATGGCATACGTTCTTTGTGTTTCACCAGTTCATTTACTTCCGTTTTGTAAGTATCTTTTGGAAATAAACCTTGATGATATTTGGTATCAGTGCTTTTAAGACACGAGCCACGCTCTTCAGCAAGTTCCACACTAGCTTTAATAAGGTAGTAACTCCATGCTTCAGCATATTCATCAATTGTGTTAAGCGAGTTTTGATCATATTTAAGTCCTCTTTTAGCCAAAAAGTATGCCAAGTTAATGATGCCAACACCCAGAGGGCGCCGGTCCATAGTGCTTCGATAAGCTGCCGCCACCGGATAATCTTGATAATCCAAGAGCGAATCAAGAGCACGTACTGCAAGAGTGCAGTACTTTTGGAATTCTTTTGGTTCATTTATTAGTCCCCAGTTTATAGCTGATAAAGTACATAATGATATTTCACCTTCTTCATCGTCGGCTGATGACAAAGGCTTTGTTGGTAGATCAATTTCACAGCAGAGATTGCTCATGCGAATAGGTGCATTTTCAGGGATGAATGACCCGTGATCATTCGCATGATCAACATTCATAATATAAATTCTACCGGTATCTTTACGTTCTGTAATTAGTTGAGAGAATACTTCCATAGCTGGAATAGATGATTTACGAATAGAATCGTCTTTTTCATACATCTCATAAAGACGTTTGAATTCATCTTGATCAGCATAGAAAGCGTCGTACAAGCCAGGAACATCACTAGGTGAGAAGAACGTAATATCACCACCACCTAATAGACGCTCATACATAAGCTTGTTTAATTGAAACCCATAGTCCATTTGTCTTACACGAGTTTCTTCAGTACCTTTATTGTTTTTCAATACAACAAGATTCTCAAACTCTAAATGCCACAATGGGAAATATACTGTAGCAGCACCACCTCTTACTCCGCCTTGGGAGCAAGATTTAACAGCTGCTTGAAAGTATTTTAGAAAGGGAATAAGCCCAGTGTGAACGATCCCACCGTCGCGTATACGACTGCCAAGAGCACGAATAGAACCAGAACCAATGCCAATACCAGCTTTCTTTGAAATATAACGAACAATTGAAGTACTTGTTGAATTAATCGAATCAAGAGAATCACCGGCCTCAATAAGAACGCAGGACGAGAATTGCCTCGTTTCGGTACGTAGACCTGCCATAATGGGAGTAGGTAATGAAATATAAAATTGAGAAATAGCGTCATAATAGTCTTTTATCCACTTCATGCGATCCTTGCCGTAGTCTGCAAACAGAGTTGCTGCAATCATCATATATAATACTTGTGGAGTTTCATAACATTTTTTAGTGTTACGGTCTTGGACTAGGTACTTGCTACGAAATTGCTCCATGCCCACATAAGTGAAGTCATTATCGCGGCTGTGATTGATGAACGATTCTAGCTTTTGTAAATCTTCATCGTTAAATTTATTAAGAAAGTCAGCGTCATATACACCTCTTTCAATATTCTTTTCTACAATATGACTAAACAACCAAGGCTCAAATTGACCATATACTTCTTTACGTAGTTTATAGTTAATAAGTCTTGCTGCTACATATTGGTAATTGGGAGTTGCTTCACTAATAAGCTCAGCTGCTGATTTGATAAGAAGCTCATGAATATCATAAGCTTTTATACCATCATACAACTGAATATTAGATCTTAATTCTATCTCACTGATTGATACTCCCGATATCTCGTCAGTGGCCCACTCCAAAACCTTATGGACTTTTTCTAGGTCAAAGGGTTCTTTGCCTCGTCCATTACGCTTTGTTACCATAATCTGATTATTCATTGACTACTCCGTTATCTCATTTTGTAGATATATTATATCACAAATAAGTTGAATTGTAAAGGTTTATTTTTGACTTGAACGAGCTTTATCGATAGCACGCGAACCAAACCAGAATGAGATAATAGCAGCAAAAATAGCTTTAGTATCGTCATCCCATAGTAATGTCACAGCTTCATTAAATGGAGTACCATTTTCTATAGCATTCATTAACAATGTTACTTCAATAGTAGCAAATAAACCAAAGAAAGCATATGTAATAACTGGACGTACAGACTTCTGTAGACCGGCAATAATACCTGTTGATTTATTAATTGATATATCATGTTCGATTAGTCGCTGGTGCTCGTTGTCTGCAGCTTGTTTATCAAACATCTTCATATCATAGTCGTAGCCCTCTTTACGGAGCTCTGCGTGTAAACGCATCTTATCTAATTCTAATGCATTGTTCTGCTTTGTCTTAAAATGATCCATAACTGCTGGCGCGGCAGAACCCGCAAAGCCTAACAAAGATCCTAAAATTGATAGCATATTATCCTCTCGATCTACGGTAAACTTTCTCAGGATGATACTTCATTCTTTTATCCATCTTACGAGGTTGTCCCGTTGGGTTCATATCAACACCGCCGTGTGCTATTGCATTGGCTGGTGCATCTTCTTTTTGCGCGGACTTTATTGCATCTGCGGTAGGTGCGCCTTTTTCACCCTTTTTACGCATTCTCTTTCCAGATTCTCTACGCTTACGTATGTTATCCCAGAGACCGCCTTCTTCTATCCATGCATTAAATTTTTTCATCTTAGTATATCCGATGCTGTTACGTATAAATTAGTCTTTGTATCAACATGTCTGATATTATATATAAGTTCTCCAAACACAGAACCACAAGGTTTTGTGTTTTCTGCAACAGTTATTTTAGTTCCTTTACGATAAATCATATCACCCGTACTAGGAGAAGCCATGTCTTGTTCTAAGACATACACGCCAGGTGATAATGATTTATCAGGTTGTATGTTCCATCGTGTTTCTTCTGGAAGAAAGGAATCTATATCAACACCAGCCTCATCAAGAGCTTTTGCAATTTGCTCTTCAGACATGCCAGTATGTTCTCTTAATAGAAAGAGAGCTGCTGCATATGAAGCAAGTTTAGATTTACCAAACGGTACTTTTTGCATAATACGTTTGAGATTGAAGACCAAGCGGTGAAAGACAGTAAAAGAATCTTTTTGATCGGATGTCAGTTGTTTACCCTTCAATAGGAATTTACCATTGTCATCAATTACACCTAACTTATAAGCTTCCATGTCCTCCCAGTCAGTAACTAGAGTTTTAAGAAACTTATATGTGTAGTATAAATCAGCTGCTCTTGATATAATACCCATTTAGATTGCCCTTAATACCTTTATTATGTTTTGATCTAACGGAATCTCTACATATGCATCTTCACTTAAAAAGTTTAGATACACTAGAAAGGTTTTAAGAATAGGCCATTGATCCTTATCTATTTTATAGAAGAGCATCTTATTGGTCTCTTCAATACCAAATACATTATTGAGTACAATAATATGATTCAGTATTAACCTCTCTTGCAAATCATCATTATTCAAGTATCTTTTGAATAGTCTTTTAAGATACTTAAACCTTTGTAGATCATCATAAAATTCTTCTACGCTTGTACATTGAACGTTTCTATAATACTTAGATGCATACATCATCCAGTTATCATCATTCAACTCTTCAAATATTTTCATTCTTTTTCACCTAGGTTATAAACTTATATAAGTCTATTTATTAACCTAGATGACTACTCAACTAGTTTTTTCATCTTTGCAACTAGTTTAGATTTTGACTCTCTACGATCAAGTTCAATACCATGTTCACGGCCAAGATCTTCAAGCTCACGCTTTGACATTTCATTTAGATCTGCCGCAGCTGTAGGAGCTTCAACAAGCATTTCAGGCTCTGGATCTGCAGCTGGTGCTGATGTTCCATTCCATTCATCTACTTGTTGTGGAGTTAACATGACACCCTTTAGTTTTTCACCATCAACAGTGTAATATCCATCGGGTTTTGCAATAGCTTCTTCAAGCCAACCTGGTTTGTTTACCATAATTTACCTCATTTCCTTAAATTTTTTCATTGCTTTTTCTCCAACTTTGGAATCACCCGGCCGTGTTGGAGCGGCCTTAACTGCATTTGTTCCGTCTTGCTTGTCTTCGTCACGACGCTTTTCTGCAGTTTTACTACGTAACATATCTAGTACGCCTTTATCACGAACTGATGCACGTTTAGCAGCTGGGCTTTCACCAGCAGGAGAAGTATCAACACTTTCCTTTTGCTCAGTTGCATCACCTTCATCATCGTCTTTGGCTTTAGATACTTTAGGATCTGTTTTCTTTTTCTTCTTTTTATCGTCGTCTTTTTTATCCATTTCAGGTGAAGCATCTGACTTGTCGTCTACTTCAATTTCAACAGCCTCTGTTTTAAGAGCATCTTCACAGTTATATTTCTTACCTGCAAATACAAACTCTTTTTCACCGGCATCTTTAGCTTTTTTAGCAGCTAATATAAACCCACGCTTACCTTCATTTTTAGAAATGGCTTGACGCTTCTTGTGAAGGTACTCATCTGAATCATCAGTATCACCATCATTATCGATGTCTTTATCTTTACGATCCTTAAATTTCTTTTTGACAGCCTTTGGATCTACTTTATCCATACCGTCTCCATCATCGGATTTATCGTTAGATGCATCCTCAGTTTTAGTTTTTTCATGCATGCTCAGATAAGCCTGAGCCACATCCATAAGTTCTTTGTCTAATGACATTTTGGCTTCTCCTAGTTTAACATCCATAGATTTGCGGCGATTGCACCAGCAATTGATACAATACAGACCCAGAACAGCTTGTGGATGAATTCCACTGTCCTTGAATTTTCATCTACCTTTGAGCTTATTTCGTCTAACTTAACAGACAACTTATTGATGCGCTCATACATCTTATCATGATCGTCTTGCAAACCGTTAATTTTCTCCTCAGCACGGGCAATAGATACCATAGCATCAGTTAGTCGATCAATCTTTTCTTCAATGCGATCTAATCGAAGCGCATTTTGCTGTTCTGCTGCCATGTCTAATTCCTGCTTAATTTGCATTACATTTAATTATCAACCTTACTACCAGCTCTCCACTGATAACAAGACCAATACCTAGCTTTCCATTTAGGTCCTGGATTGTCGCAGTTATGACGTGCACGAAATGACTTTCTACGTGCTGGATCATCGCGTTTGATTTCCATATTTGGATCACCAAATCCTAGCTTAATCACATTCCCTTTATCGTTTTTGACATAGACATAGAATTTCTTTTTACCGTCAGATGATCGACTTGGATCATTTAACTTAACTTTACGCCCCTTGTACTCTGCAGCTTCTACAATGAGATCATCATAGATATTACAGTCTTCGCAAATCTTATCGATTTCTTTTTCGTTATAAGACTTAAATTTATCCACCGAACTCATGTCCCGCTACCCTCTTCATTTGTTTATTATATTCAGCCTGTGAAGGCTTCGATTTATAAAGCTTAATAGAAATGTTAGGTCTTTCTTTACCTTTGATTCTCCACTTATAGCCTTTTTCTTTATGCTCAGGATCTGTGGTCTTTACAACTCTACGTTTGTATCCTTGCTCCCACGTTTCACCTTTATATTTACCTTCGCCTTCTTTGACACTTTGACCTGGTGTATGCTTTTTAGTATACTTAGTGTAAGCATCTGTACCAATCTCATAATATTCAAAGAAAGACTTCATTAGATTTTAGCTTTCATAGCCTTTGTCATTTGAGCAATAACACGTTTCATATCATCCATTGGTACCTGAATATATCGTCCAAGCTTTTTACCATAGTTAATTTGAAAACCTACTTTACCCTGACCCATTGCAAATCGATCAATTTGAAAACCTACACGGTCATCAGTAAACATATTAGTAGCTTCATTCATAGATTCCATTTGAACAGTAACAGTATGTGGTTTACCTTTTACATGAACAACAGCATTACCTTCTTTATCTACGTTTCCATCCCAATCACCTTTAGCATGTGCTTTTTGAGCAGCCTTTACTTTAGGATCTTTAGCAATTGCAGGATCTAGTTTAGCTGGTTTTGAATAGACTTTCTCATCAAGCTCTGTATTTTCAACATGAGCCCGCATAGATTTAACTCTTTTCTTAGTACCAAATTTGCTAGTATCAGATTTACTAAGCATGCCTTTTTGACCAGTACCAAAATCATCTTTACCAGTCCAACCTTGAGCATATCCTGGCTTAAGTTTTTTAATCTTACCACCACGCTTCTTAAAGTCAGCCATAGCTTTATCATGTGCCGCCTTTTCTTTTGGGCTCATAGCTTCTTCGATATCTTCATTCTGACGTTTAAGAACTGCCATGACTTGCTTATGACCAGATAGACCTTTTTTGATCTTATCAATAGCTCTTACAGCACCCGTCATATTACCACCTTTATAACGTGGATCAGATGCGATACCAATAGCCATCTTGATTTCTTTTGGTGAGAAACCTTCTTTGACTTCTGGCTTTTCATGGGTGTAACCCATTTTTTTATACTTTAGATGATCAGCTTCTGTATCAGCATCATATGCTTTACCAGTTTCTGGATCATACATCTTATGTGGTTTGAACTCATCTTTTGCTTCATTGAGCTCTTCTGTTAACTTAAAAAACGATTTCATTAGCTTCCCCTTACTTTAGCGGCAAGATCTTTATCTGCCTTACCCCATGTTCCAGAGGATTTTGTTACAAATGAATTTACTCTTGCCATACCCCATTGTTGTGGAGTAGTTCCTGGACGATGACCTGTTTTCCAAGCTGCCATACCACGATTATAGACTTTACGCAATATACCAATTGGCATACCTGATTTTTCAGCTTTTTTCTTCAG